GCCCTTTGCACCTGCCGCAGCGGCAAGGATTGACTCAGCCGCACCCGATGGCGCGCCACCAAACAACTCCAAGATGTACTTCTTGGCTTCCAATTGCAAGAGTTGCACGATGATTGATTGGACCATGCGTTTGAACGCATCCGCCACGTTTGCCGTACCATTCTGGAGATTCTTGAAGAAGGAGTCCCAGTTACTGCTAAGAATCTTCGTCTCGTCGCTTACCTCCTTGTGCTTCTCCTGGACCTTCGCAAGCATATCGTTATACTCTTCAATACTGATAGTGCCAAGTTCAAGAGCATGCCTAAGCGTCTCCATGTCCTTCGCTAGACCAGCAGCGTTCTTCTCCTTGTCGGTCATTAGACTGTCACGCAAAGCCGCAACTGCGTCAGCACTCTGCTTGGCAATGTCGTTATAGTTTTTCATCAGATTCATTTGCTCTTTCATCGCATCATTCTGAATCTTCATCGCGTCAGTTGTCTGCGCAAGGTCTAACGCTGCCTCGAATTGCGCTTTGTTATACTGGACAAGACCCAGTTCAAGTGCCTTGTAGAGCTTGTCGGTCGCACTAGCCTCGGGATTAAGTGCTTCCCAGGTTTTCAGTTGGATTTGAGACAGCGTGTTCTGCTCTTTGAGAGCATCGTTGTATGCCTTGTTTGCATCCTTTGCTTGAGCAAGACTAATTGCTAGCTTGAGTTGCTCTGAATTGTACTGGACAAGACCGAGTCGCAACTGATCGTAGAGCTTGTCGGTCTCAGTGAGATTATCATTCGTTGCCTGATCGAGTTGGAACTGCAACTGAGCAGTCTTCTGTGCTTCCTTCGCTGCATCATCTGCTGCCTTGTGCGCATCCTTCAACTGAGCGAGCGCAAGAGCAGTCTTAAACTGCTGCTCGTTATAAGTGACAAGCCCCGATCCAATCTTGATGTAGAGCTTATCGGTCTCACTGAGTGAAGGATTCAACTCTTCTTCATAAGCCAACTGCAAGTCAGCGAGAATCTTCGCCTGCTTCTCCATCTCCTTTCTAGTCTCTTCCATCTGAAGCTTGAGATCACGCTGTGTCTTCGTCGTTTCCGGTATCCCTTGCGAGAACTTGTCAAAGGATGCCCCAAGCTTCTTCAAAGTCTCATCGGTCGCGTCATTCTGCTTCTTGAAGTTCTCTCCAAACTCAGTAGTGATGGCGCCGATCTTAATCAGTTTCTGTGCGAGCGTATCGTCAGATGCCCACACAGCCGCAGCCGCAGCCGCAGCTCCAATTGCACTTCCAACCTGCTTGAAGATGTTCCAAACGACCACGCCAGCCTGGGCCAACAGGATAAGGACTTGTCCGAGTCCTGCTCCAATGTCTTTGAAATCATCTGTCTTTTCAGCACTCTCCTTCATCACATCGGTGATTGCCAAGAACGCTGGGAGCATGCCACTGACAAGCTGCACAGCGACAGAGCGCGTCACGTCCTCAGAGCGCTTGAGGCTCTGTTCCATGAGAACGAATGCTTTGATCGTTTTCTCGTCTACGATCAAACCAAGTCTTTCCGCTTGGTCAGCGAAGTCTGAAAGTCCTTTAGTACCCGCCTCCATCAACGGGATCATCTCGTTGGCGTTCTTTCCAATTGCCTTAGTGACGACAGCGACCCCTTGTCCTTCGTCCTCAAGGCGATTGAGACTATCGCCCATCTTTCCGAGTGCGCTAGTGACGGTATCGCCCGCACTGACACCAAGTTCTTGCAGCAGATGTCCTTGTTCGCTGGTCGGGTCCTTAACAGCCTCAAGCCCTTGTTGGAGTTTCTTGATGCCTTGGTACAAAGCCTCCAATGGCACGCCAGACTGCCTTGCAGCGAACTCCAGCTTCTGCAATTCGTCAGTACCGACACCGAGCTTCTTGGCTTCGTCCTCAACATGAGCCATCGATTCAACGACACTCTTGAATCCTTCAGCCACCTTCTTAAGTGACTCGATGGCAAAGGCTTCTTCCAGCAGCTTCTTTGTGTCCTTAAGAGCACTATGGAATGCGCTCAGATTCTTCTCAGATGCCTTCGTCGCGTCGGCGATCTGATTCAAAGCCTTAACGGCATCGCTGCCATCAGCAGTGATCTTATAGAATCTTTCGACAGTATCGGCCATTATCCACCCCGACGAATTCTCGGACGGATCACAATGATGGGAGTGCCGTGCGGATAGGTGTCACCCGGCACCGAGTGGGCACTAGTGAACATCGCAGCGACAGAGAACTGCTTGAAGACTGCAAACTTGCGGACAGCCGCAGTTGTCTGCGCCATGAATCCCCTCTGAGCCATTGCCTTCGCACGCCAGTTTGCCCACGAAGCATGCGGCACATTGAATGGATAGAAGATCAACAGATCGCCCGGTGAGAACGATGGCAATGGAACTGGAGCAGGGATAGCAGCCTTGCCGCTCTGCTTGAACAGCCACTGCCAATTAGACAGAGTCGCCAGTGCGCCCGTATGCACAAGCCCCATCCCTTGGATGATGCTACCGAGTGTCCGCTCTACGAGTGCCATTGCTTCGGTAGCAAGCACAACACCGAAGATAACAACTGCTTTCTTTTCTACATCCTCAATGCGTTTGTCGGTTTCCCCATCCACGACCGTGATCTGTGGTGGGTTCCCGATGGACATCTGCTGCTCGGTATCAGTGACGATGATGTTTCTGACGAACGATCCAACATCCGCGACACCCTGCACTTGGATGTCCACAGTGATTCGCTCTTGCTCCAGTATCCCACCACCTTCACCGAGAGTGATCCGGCGAATCTTCGGGATTTTGAGCGGGAATTCATCGTTCGCCATTACTCCGCCACAAGGAAGTTATGCGCCATGCCTTGATCTGTGGGTCACGGATGTCCGACTCAGACTGCCACTTCCACCCTTCCAGGCTCGCGACAATCGAATGGACATCTTCATTCAGATTGCGCGAATCCTCGTAGCCGCGTTGCCATGAGTCGATCTGGAGAAGAATCGTTGATGTGTCGTCGTCTTCATCACACATGTCCTGTAAGCCAGTGCCACCGAGCAAAGCGGCATTCACACGCGACACGGCAACGAGTGGAAACGATGGTGGCGCCTCGGCACTCTCGAACTCCAGGAAGCCCCAAACAACGTCCACTCCTGGAAGTCCATCTCGGACGGCAGCGATCAAGTCCTGTTCTGTCTGGATGCTCATTTGAATGCAGCCTTTAGGTCGGCTTTAGACATCTGGCCATACTCCATCGCCCCGCTCTCCGCAATCGCCTCGCTGGTGAACATCTCAATCCACCCCATGATCTGCCGATTGCTCATCCCTTCGATCACATCTACCGGGACATGCAATCGCAGCGCGATTGAGAAGAGCATCCTGTCCGCAGCCGTCAATGTTTTCCCGGTGCCGCCTCCATCGTGGGTTGCTCTGTGCCATTGGTCCTGAGCTCCTCCGGCACTTCATTGAGACCGTGCATGGCAGTGACCGTCTTGATGAGGACAGCCACTGCGCCCGCATAGCGTCCAGGCAGGCTGAGGAACTCATCGAGCGTCACTCCGAGGGACGCCGATGCGATGCTCTCAGCCCGCCAGTCATCGGGTGCAGTTGCCATGGCCGACCGGAGCTCACGATACGGGAGCTCGCGGATTACCTTGTCCGGCCAGACCTCGGATAGAGGGCCGGTCAAAGGCTTGGATTGGAGTTCGAATGTCATCACAGTGCCCAAGAGTAGGTTGGAACCTTGGTGTAGGTGGCTGTCCCGGAGTAGGTCAGTCCCTGACCCTTTGCCGCTGCCACCGAGATGGCGCCGACTTCCGCCGGTCCGGTGACGTACTCCCCATCTGGGTAGACGATGGACAGCACGCGCGGCGTCTTCGGGGATTCGAGCGACGCACGGATCATATTCCTGAATCCGTCGTCCTCACTGTTGACAAATCCCGTGAAAGACACCGTCGGTGGCTTGGCGTCACCAAGCTTCGTCTCAGTCTCGCACATGTCCGACAGATCGACAGTGTCCGGCGCCTGACCGTTCAACGTGACCGAGGACTCGCACGCCTTGAAGAACTCGGGGCTCGAACCGCTCATGTTGTACGGAGCGACGGTGCCCACCGTGATGGGTGCAGACAAGTCCACGAGATCGGTGTCGTTCAGAGTGAACGAATCCGCCGTGTCACCGACAGCCGAGACAGCGAAGAACTTGTCATCCAATCTCGGCTCGCCCGTGCCTTGGACTAGGACTTGGTCGCCATCGGCCAGCTCCATCGTCGTCAGTGCGCCGGAAGCGACCGACACGACAGCAGGCGTGGTGTTCGAGATCGACACGACATCCACTCCGGTCGGAAGAGTCCCGTCCGTCAGGAAGATGGCGGTCTTGTCGGAAACGAGTTTGCTCATGATGCTCCTTCTTCAGCAGAACTGCCGCTCTTCGCGGCGATAGTGACGTAGTCCTTCTGCCTAGATGGCAGAACCGCAACGAAGTCATAGACAGCACGACTGTCTACGTCCACGCCGCGCCAACTGGGCTCGACCGTCTCACCCGGAATCGATCTGAAAGTGATCTTCCATGTCAACTCTCCTAGCTCCCGATCTGATCCAAAATACTCCCGGCCAGTGATGGCAGAGATCTGTGCATCCAGCTCCGTCACTGGCTGGAACGATTTCACCGGAGACCCAAAATTGTCCCGCGCTCGAATCGGAGACTCGATTCGCAAACGACTGCGCATGAGACCGGCTTTCATGCCGAAGGCCTCCACAGAGCAATCAGTTCCCCGATCACTGGCTGGACATCGATGACCACCTCCCGCGACTCGTACATGGCGCCACCGATGCGAAAGACTGTCTCCAACGCGAGTCCATCTGCCCAGTCGTCTTGCGTCGGCGGATCATCATTCGTACCGTCATGGATGTCCGTTGTACGGATCACCTTGGCAATGGCCGCAGGCAAGATCGTCTGCAGGATGTACGCGTCATCCCGTGTGTGATCGATGCGCTCATGCACCTTGAACGCATCCACCAATGTTTGGTCTACTGTCGGAACAGGCATGCTATGCTCCTACAATGGCGCCGAGCGTTTGTAGATGCTCCTGCACCATCTTCTCGATCACTGGCGTGAGCATGGGGCGCAGGTCTGCGACGAAGACTTCTCCATCGTCGCGTGTCAGCAGCAACTCCCCATCCTGCGTGATTGCCATCTCGGTCACCGACGCACCATCCTTGCCATTGGTACCATCGATGCCGTTAAGACCATCCTTTCCTCGCTGCGCGAACATGCGAGCCTTGTCTTCGACTTGGATGAACGTGCTACCAGCATCGATGAAGAGGTCCCCGTGTTCATAGTGGACACCATCTTTCTTGAGCCCACGCCACCGGAAGCCTGACTTCCCGATGCGAATCCAGCCATCCTTATCTTCGCCAGGAACGCCCGCTGTGTCACACACTGCGAGATAGTAGCGACCGTGATCGCACTGGACGACAGCACCTTCCCGATAAACTCCAGGCTCCCAAAGAGTCGCACTGATACCGATTCCATTCTCGCCTCGGTCGCCCTTGTTGCCCGCTATTCCTTGAGGTCCTGTCTCACCACATTCGCCTTGGATACCTTGGTCGCCCGTGTCGCCTTTGATTCCAGGAGGAAGAGCGATAGTCACCTTCTCTCCATTGGAAAAAATGAGATCGAAGTCGTTGGTCCCAAGGGCGACCGACACGATGGACACACCATCTTCGCCTCGGTCACCCTTGTCGCCTTTCGCGCCATCGTCACCCACTGGTCCAGCGTCGCCCTTTAGACCCTGGATACCTTGTTCGCCACGCTCGCCCTTTGGACCGGGAGCACCGTCGGGACCGATCTGACCGAGACCGGGCTCACCCCGCTCGCCTGGGGCTCCGGGGGTGCCAGGATCACCTTGGTCACCCTTTTCTCCCTTGACAGACTGTCCATCGACACCGTTGATGCCGGGGATACCTTGCTCACCACGGTCTCCTTTCTCACCCTTCTCAGGCTGGCGTGCCTCGAGAAGTCCAATGCGTTTCAGCGCACCGACCAACTCCTTGACGACGGGCTCGAGAGCGGCAGCAATGGTTTTCTCGATGCTCACGATGCCTCCTTGGCGCGTTGGATCAGATCAACCGACAACGCGCGGGCGATGTCTGCATCTCCAATGTCCTTCCCTCCCGTGTCACCCGCATCGCTTGCTCCACCGTCAGCGGGCGCGGGCGCGGGCGCAGGCGCACCCGTGTCGCCTGGAGGCGGAGCAGGTGCAGGCGGAGGAGCTTGTGCCTTCTTCAACTCCGCTGCGGCCAAGTCCCCGAGCAACGCGACAGGAGTCATCTGGCGTTGCATGAACCCGCCATCACCACCATCCATCGCTGATAGGTTCTCCAGCGACCGATCCCGGGCTTCGTTCGGAGTGATGATGCCGTTCTGTACTCCCTTGCCAAGTGCGTCCATACGCTTGCCGAGCTCCATACGCAGAAGCTCGTTGGTGTCGAGATCGACCCATGACGTAAGACCGTTGAATTGGAAGATGCGGTTGAAGCTGCACTCGAACCGCTCGATTAGACCTCCGAGCGAGATCGCCAGCCACCATTGGATCAGAGTCTCAGCAGTGCTGCCTTGGAAGCTATGCTGCTGGACATCGCCGATCAGGGCAGGAGGCACACCCGCGCAGCGCGCGATCTCTTCGTTGCCCATGCGCAGCGTCTCGATGACCTTGGCATCTTCTGGATTGATGCCCATCTGATTGAACTTCAATCCATAGGCCAAGATCGGGACACCACCGACATTGATGTCCTTCGATTGCGCATCGAACGCTGCGCGCAATTCGGTCATCTGCGAGCGGTTCAGAGGTTGGTCTGTAGACAAGATGCCGCTCGGACGCCGCTGGTTCTTGAAGAACGCCATCTGGCTTTGCGTCAACGCGACAAGGATGCCCGCTGCGAGTCCAGCAGCGGCGAACGGTCCTTCACCAATCAAAGGATGACGCGGCGTGGCCCATCTCAGGTGCATCACATCGCGTGCCGGGATCATCATCGTTGCTTCGCTTGGCGTCAGCAGATCGCTGGATTGGCTCACGAGATAGAAGACTTCCTTCGTCTCGTAGTCGATCATTGGCATCCATGTCTTCCACGGCACAATGTGGAGTTCCGCGATCTCGGTGCGCGAGTTGCGTATGCCCCAAATGAGCACTTCACCATGGAACACCCATTCGTCGCCAACGCGAGCGAAGAACTCCGCTCCTGTCTCATAGGAGTTCGGAAACATCATCGTTCGGATTGGCGTGGTGTCGATCCGATCGCTGATCTGCTTGCCTTTGGATGGCGATATCGCCATCTCGTAGTGATGTGGATTCAACTGGGCGAACGCACTCCGGTACAAGTTCCGGATCGCTTCGATCACTGGAATCGCACGCAGCGCGAACGGGCCGAGTTGCAGATTGGACTGCCATCCATCGCCCAACGGGTCGAATGGATAGAGACCACCCAATTCCCCGTATCCAAAGAAGGGTCCACGCGAGACGCCTTCCGGGCCACCCTCTGCAGGCGCCACCATCACCCCTGCACTCGCAGAGGACGGTTTGGTGCTTGCGACCGAAGCCTTTACTCTCGGCTTCCGAGTCCTCACCGTCAGGCTTGTGCCCATTTCACTTCCTCTTTGACTTGGTCCGTTCGGAAGCGAGCATCCTTGTCTCTTGCGTCGGAAGAACTGCTGTCGCAGTTTGGATGTAGAGGTTGCCCTTCACGGGCGCCGCTGTCCCATCCTTGATGGCTTTCTCGGCTTCCGCCAAGGTGAACGGAAAGAGTCGCTTTCCGTGTGGAGTGCTCTTCACGATATACGCTTCGGCTCGCTTGACCATGATCTTTCCTCGTGTTGCCAATCAGACTACGTGTTCTTCTTGGACTTGCTCTTGCCGTGGTGATTCTCTTCCACGTGGGAAGTCAGCTCCTTGTGCGACTCCTTCGCAGCCTGCGGCACCGGAGGTGGAGGCGAAGGCGCCGGAGCCGCTGCGACCATGAAGGAGTTGGTCTCGCCGCTTCCATACGGAGCCTGCGTGCAGACCACCTTGCATGGAGTCGGCGCCGTCAGCGTCGGATTCGCGCCCGAGATGACGCCCACAGACGAGAGCGCGAGCCACGCGGGCCACGCGCCTTGCTTGCTCCAGACAGCCGATCCTTGGTCGTTGGAGAAGAGCGCCTTGCAATCGATAGGAGTGATCGCTGTCCCAACCGTCGCGTTGATGTCCGGGATGTCTGGACCCGCGAAGTTCGGATTGGGCTCGGTGCCAGCGAAGCCGTCCTGCGGACGTGAAGAATAGAAGTTGTGGTGCAACTTGACCAGTCCTGTCAGATCGGTCACCTTCGCCAAGCGACGTCCACGCTTGGTGTTGTAGATTGAGACAGTGCTCATTCTATACTCCTCTGAAAAAGACCCCTGGGGCGCACTCTCAATACACCCCAGGGGTAGATCGTCATGGCAACTGACGAGGAACCTTCTCAGCGGATCAGGTGCTCCACGTGGTGTTGGTCTGCACCTGGACTGCGCCGGTCTGCATGACGTTCCAAGAGGTCGGAGCGATCATGCGGATGCCGAGCGAGTAGGTCTGCCACAGCGAACGCGCGGAGTAACCCGCCGCTGCTGCACCACCCGCGCCCGCACCAGACACTGCGATGCCGGAGTTCACCGGCACTTGCTGCGCCGTGCCGAGTGCGCCGGTGCCATCGTCCGCTTGCGTCGGTGGCGTCGCATCGGCCGTGGCCTCCACGACCGTCGCAACGTCGGAGACGTCGAACGTCGGAGGATCGAACGCCGAGACGAAGTAGGCCGCGTCCACCATGATGAGCATGTGCTGCGGGCAATTCGCCGACACGATGATCGGATAGCCCAGCAGACGACCCGCCGCGATGTCCGCTGCGAACAGAGCGATGGACAGCGCACTGGTCATCATGGACGCCGCGAGCGCGTCCAGATTGTTCATGATGATGACCGGGCGCAGACCCAGGAACGCCGCTGCCATGCGCGACGCGCACGCCAGGATGTCCCCACGCACTGCATCTTCGCCTCCACCCGCGACGCCTGCGGCTGTGCCCGCACCGACGCGGATACCCGCTGGTCGCACATTGGTGACTGCTGCCGCGTTGGACAGCAGCGCACCATCCAGCACTTGCGCATAGGCTTCGCGCAGCGCATCCGTCAAGACCGCTTGGATGTTCGGAGTGCTCCGCTCGACGATCTCACGAGTCATCGTGGTGATGGCTGCAAGCTTGTAGCGATGGAGCGTCGTCGCACCGAACGTGAAGCGGGTCAGAGGGATGACTCCACCTTCACCGACCCACGCGGGCTCTGTCGCATTGGTCTGAACCAGATTGCGACGCGGCACCGTCACCTGCGTGAACCCATCGAAGTTGATGGACAAGGACAGCGTCGCCAACTTCGCGGCGATGGACACCGGCGCGAGATTGGTCATGAACCCCTGGACATCCACCCGCGTGAGCTCTTGCGCCCACGTTGCGACCGTCGTCATGGCCGGGTCCACGGCGGACTTGTCGATCTGCCGGTTCTGCAGGTTCTTGACGTAGTCCCATGTCGCCTTGACGTACGGCAACTCCTTGAAGTACGTGTCGATCACTTGGTCGGGATGCATCCTCTTGGCGTGCGCGATGAGCGAGACCACCGCGTGCTTGAACATCACGTCCCCTGGCTCCTTCGGGTCCACGCGTCGGACCACGATGGCCGGAGCCCCGATGGACCCAGGCACTCCCGCCGTCGGAGGATCGGTGTGACCGGGACCGCCGCTTGCCGGACCACCCGTGCCCGCTGGCATGGCGCGTGCCATGAGTGCGAGCTCCGCCCGCTTCAACGCGTCCAGCGTCTTCTGCTGCTTGTCGTGCAGAGTGGTGAGCTCCTCGACCAGCGCGAGAGCCCCTTCGTCTTCGGGAGTGGTCTCCAGTGCCTTGGTGGCAGCCGTCAGATCGTCTTTGGTCTTCAGCAGCGCGGCTTCCGCTGCCCGGACCCGTTCGGAAATGCTCATGATCCTTGTCCTGGTAGTTGTGGGGATTGCTCGATTGAGCGAGAGCAGGTCAGTGCTTGGACGACTGACCGAGGATGATCTTGCGCGCCCGCGCGAGCGCGATCTGCGTCCGGTGCCATTGGGTGAGCCCCGTCTTCGGCACCTGACGCGCGATCTGCAGCTTGAAAGACTTCGCAAGCTGCAACGCGTTTGGATTCGCAGGCGTCACGACAATAGACGCCTCGGTGAGAATGGACTTCAGGAACTTGAATCCGGTGATGAAGTCCCCCTTCTGATCCCAGATGGCTTCCCAATCCATGGGAACGAAGCCCACGGAGGCTGCCATCCGAATGCCAGCATCCTTCACGGCATGGATCAGATCGACAGCGGGACTGACCCCTTTGGGCAGCAAGTCCAGCGTAGCCGTGGTGCGATGCTTGCCGATGCGCAAGTCCTTCCACGACCCCACCAGATCGTGCATGGAGCCTCCGTGGTCAATCTGAGCGGGGAGCGGGGAGCGCGCTGCGCTCAACCCACCTTCCTGAACGATGATGTCCCCGACGAGATCGGTATCGTCGGTGGACAAAACGAACTTTAGAGGATCATCCGAGGAGGACTCGGCTACCTTGACGATCAGGCGGTCCATGGCGCATGCCCCACGAGACGCCCTCGGTAGCGGAACCGTACAGGCAAGTGGAGGACAAGACGCCAGACGCTATCTTCGAAGACTTCCCCTTCCGCTGCTCGCGCGGTTCGCGTTCGCGTTGCTCGGGGTTGCTCACTTGGATAGCCTTATGTCCTTTGGATGACCCTCGCGCCGTAGGTGCCCGCCGCTCGGTTGGTCGGCACCATAGGGCCAACTGAGATCGCCCCGCAACTTGGGGTAAACCCTAAGCCCAGTTTTCCCCTAGGGGAGATCCATCAGGGCCTATCGGCCGCGCCGCTCGTTCGCTCGCGCGCCCGCCACCTTTTGCGGAATGCCTCGCGTTATCACATCGAGAACACAAAGTGCGAAGATTGGACTCGTCCAAAGCAAGATGAGGGTGTGTA